GCATGGAAGGGAGAGAAATGAGCGACAAACCAGCCAAGGTTACGGCGCTGACCGCCGAGCAGTTGGCCAAGGTGCTTTCGGCCGCAGGCGGCAGGCGAATCACCGAAGAGATGATCCGCGCCGACATAGAGGCCGGGGCGCCGGTCAATCCCGACGGTGCGGTCAACCTGATCCATTACGCCGCGTGGTTGGTCAAGGAGATGGCCAGTGGCGATTGACCCCAGACAGCTTCGTCCGTCGATCCTGACGCGAATGTTGAACTCCACGCCGCTTGGCGAGGTGATCAGCGAGCGGCAGTTGCGCCGGCATCGCAAGCATCGCCAGGCCATGGACGCCGGCGCCGTTATCGCCTGGCCCGAGCGCCACAATACCGATGAACTGTCCGCCATTCAGCATGCGATGAACCTGAAGCTCCAGGATGAGCGGGCGTTCTGGGCCGAATACCAGAACGAACCCCTGCCGGAAAACGAAGGCGACGCCGATATGCTCACAGCCGAGCAGGTCGCTTCCAAGACCAGCGGCCAGGGAAGGGGCGAGGTTCCCATCGGCTGCAACCACCTGACGATGTTCATCGACGTGCACGGCAAAGCCCTGTTCCATATGGTCGTGGCCTGGGAGGATAATTTCACGGGGTGTGTGATCGATTATGGAGCGTATCCCGACCAGCGGCGCGCGTACTTCACGCTTCGAGATGTCCAGAAAACGCTCGGCCGCTCCGCTCCCGGGGCCGGTATGGAGGGGGCGATCTACGCGGGCCTTGAAGAACTCACCGGCGATTACCTGGCCCGCCAGTGGCGTCGCGACGATGGCGCCATGCTTAGGATCGAGCGATGCCTGATCGACGCCAACTGGGGCCAATCTACGGATCTGGTGTATCAATTCTGCCGCCAGAGCCTGCATTCTGCGGTCATCATGCCCAGCCACGGACGTTACGTCGGGGCCTCCAGCGTACCGTTTTCCGAGTACAAGCGAAAACGGGGCGACAGGGTGGGACATCACTGGCGCATCCCCAACGTCCATGGCCGCCGCCAGGTGCGGCACGTTGTGATCGACACGAACTACTGGAAGAGTTTTGTCCATGCGCGCCTGGCCGTACAGATCGCCGACAGCGGATGCCTGTCGCTGTTCGGCCGCCAGGGCGCCGAGCACCAGCTCCTGGCCGAGCACGTCACCGCCGAGTACCGCGTGCGGACCGAGGCGCGAGGCCGTGTCGTCGACGAATGGAAACTCCGCGCCGGCGGGCCGGATAATCACTGGCTGGATTGCCTGGTCGGCTGCGCCGCGGCGGCTTCCGTACAGGGCGCGATCTTGCCTGGCACGCACGCCAAAGCCGCCACTGCGCGGCGGCGGATTCGGCTGTCGGAGATGCAAAGGAGCAGGCGATAGATGGCCCAGGCAAGCGAAAACCGGAAGCTCATGACTAAGCGGGGACTGGAGTGTCCACGTTGCAGCTGCGCCCACTTCCGGGTGCTCTACACCCGCCGTGCGTTGGGCGGTCGGATACTGCGCCGGCGCGAATGCCGCTACTGTCGGCGGCGCATCACGACCTATGAATACGCCTCGGAAAGCGTTCGGTAGCCCCCCTTCGGTCCCGCCAGGTTCTATATACGGAACATTTTCACGTTCCGGAGAATTTTTTTGACATTTTGCGGTGCGCCGCGCTCGGCGCGGCATAGGTAACCAATGTCAGGGCGCTGTTTTCGGAAGGACTACATGGCTGAAGAACTCGACAACTCGATCCGCGAGAACGCCGCTGGCCCAAAGCGGGCCAGAGGCGATTCCGGCGAAATGGAGCAACATTCGCCGGCCGACCAGATTGCCGCCGATAAGTATCTCGAATCCAAGAACGCCAGTCGGTCAAAGGGATTCGGCGTCAAGCTACTGAAGGTTTCGCCTGGAGGGACCGCCTGATGTGGCCATTCCGCAGGAAAAGTAAGGGTTGCTCACAGAAACGCCTCCCCCCGGTAATGCTGCAGGGGCGCTATGACGCGGCGCAGACAACTGTCGAGAACGCCAGGCACTGGGCGATGGCCGATGGGCTTTCGGCTGATACGGCTAACAGCCCTGATATCCGCAAGAGGCTCCGCGATCGCGCACGATACGAGGTCGCCAACAACTCCTACGCCAAAGGCATCGTGTTGACGATCGCCAACGACACCGTCGGCACCGGTTCGAGGCTGCAGTTGCTAACCGGCGATGATGCGGCCAACCGGCTTATCGAAAACGCCTTTTCAGATTGGGCGAGATCGGTGAACCTGGCTGAAAAGCTCCGGACGATGCGGATGGCCAAGGCGACCGACGGCGAGGCGTTTGCGGCGCTGACGGCCAACCCGCTGATCGATTCGCCGGTCAAGCTCGATATCAGGCTCATCGAGGCCGACCGCGTTGCGGCGCCTCTGATGTCATTGAACCATTATGAATATGGAAAAGTCCTCAACACACCTGCTGAAGTTGACGGCATCCGGTTCGATGCATGGGGCAACCCGAGCGTCTACACGGTGCTGCGGCGCCATCCAGGCGCCCTGGGCGCCTGTGGCGCCGGTTGCGATTACATTAGCGCCGCAAACATGGTCCACTGGTTCAGGCCCGATAGGCCCTCCCAGCACAGGGGCGTCCCGGAGATCACACCCGCCCTACCGCTGTTCGCCCAGCTGCGTCGCTACACCCTTGCGGTCCTGGGCGCCGCGGAGACAGCCGCCGACTTTGCGGCCGTGCTCTACACCGATTCGCCGGCCAACGGCGAGGCCGCCTCCGTCGATCCGATGGACATCGTCGAACTCGAAAAACGCATGGCCACCACGCTGCCGGACGGCTGGAAGCTCGGACAGATCAAGGCCGAACAGCCCGGTACGACCTATAGCGAGTTCAAGCGTGAACTGCTCAACGAAATCGCCCGCTGCCTGAACCTGCCGTACAACATCGCCGCCTGCAACTCATCTGGCTACAACTACGCCTCGGGCAGGCTGGACCATCAGACCTATTACAAATCCATCCGTGTCGAGCAGACCGATCTTGGCGAGACGGTGCTGGACCGCATATTCGCCGCATGGCGCCGCGAGGCGATGTTGACCCCGGAACTGTCGGTGCTGCGGAACCTGCCCAGCATGCCGCACCAGTGGTTCTTCGACGGGACTGAGCACGTAGACCCGCTCAAGGAAGCCAAGGCCCAAGCGAGCCGGTTGGCGTCCAACACCACCACGCTTGCCGTCGAGTACGCCCGCCAGGGCCGCGACTGGGAGACCCAGCTCCGCCAGCGGGCCAAAGAAAAGCAACTCATGGAAGAACTCGGGCTGACAGATAGCCCGCCAGCACCGAAGGAGAATGACGTCAATGTCGACATTGAACAGCAAGCTGCCTGATCAAATCACGATGCTTTGCTCGCTGAAGATCGAAGCTGCGGGCGGCAGTGACAAACAATTGCCGCAGTTCAGCATGATCGCCTACACCGGAGGGTTGATGCGCATCACCGGATTCCCGCACCCGGTCGTCGTTGACCTCGAGGGCCTGGCCGTCGAACGCCAGGACATCCCAGTCCGTCTGGACCACAATCCTCGACAGGGAGTCGGCCATACGCAACACATCGCCGTCGAAAACGGCCAGGTCACCGCCGAGGGACTCATCAGCCGGGACACCTCCTGGGCGAGAGATGTCGCCCGGTCGGGCGTAAACGGCTTCCCCTGGCAGGCGTCGATCGGCGCCGCGGTCGTTGAAGCCGAGTTTGTCCCGGTCGGACAAAATGCAACCGTAAACGGCCGAACGTTCGACGGCCCCATCCACGTCGTACGTCAGGCCATCCTCAAGGAAATCAGTTTCGTAGACAGCGGAGCAGATGCAAACACCGCAGCAAGAATCGCCGCCAACGACAAGGAGCACAGCAACATGAAAGAGACAAAGACCGCCGCAGACGCCCAGGACACCACCGCAGCAGAGGAAGCGGCAGCCCAGGATGAGCCCAAGGCCCCTACCGCCGAACCGACAGAAGAACCCGCCCCCAAGGCGGAACCCGACGCGGCCGATACCGCTGGGCAGGAATCCGAGGCGCCAGCGCCTGCGGAGCAATCGGACACTCAGACGCCCGCAACGCTGACAGCCTCGGCTGATCTGCCCGACCCGGTAGCCGAAATGCGCCGCAATGTCGCGGCCGAAACCCGTCGCATGGAAGCCATCCGCAAAGTCTGCGCCGGTAAGCGCCCCGACATCGAGGCCAAGGCCATCGAGGAGGGATGGGACGAAACCAGGTGCGAACTGCACGTCCTGCGTGCATCGCGCCCGACCGTTCCGGCCGTTCACACACCCGCCAAGCCCGCAAGCCCGCAGATCTTCGAGGCCGTGGCCCTGATGGCGGCCGGTATGGCCGCCCCGAGGCTCGAAACGGCCTACGGAGGCGAGGTCATTGAGGCGGCCGACAGACTGCGCGGCGTGGGCATCCTGGAGTTCTGCGAACTGGCCTGCGGGCGACAGCTCCCGCGATTCCGGCGCGACGCGACCGGGTGGCTCCAGGCGGCGTTCAGCACGGCGTCCCTGCCGGGGATCCTGTCGAACATCGCCAACAAGATGCTGCTTGAAGGCTACAACTACATCGAGGACGCCTGGCGGAGGATCTGCAGGATCGCCTCG